TTACTTCCATCCACACGCTTTTTGAAGTGGCTTCAATGCCTCAGACAGACCAGCAACATCAAATGTCGCGCTCACGGGACTTTCATTGTAAGGCGTGATCTGAGTAAACATTGAGTTAGCCTGGCTCAGCGCCTTGACGAACTCAATGACATTGCCACGATAAAATACCGATTTGGTATCGCTAGATATGTCCCATGTTTTCGTTTTTGCCTTCTGTTTATCCAAGCGAGATAACATCTGTGTTTCGTTCAACCCAAGATAGGTATCCCAATTGAGGAAAAGTTCTGTTTTTTTCTCGCGGCAAGTGATGTAAAGACTTGGTGTGATCGATTCCCCAAACTGTGACCGGAAAGAATCATTAGCAGAAAGGCTAATATAAACATTCTCTGAATCATCCACGGGTGAAGTTTTCGTGGATACCTGCCATTTTCCAACACCTACTACTGGCTTAGCCTCTTCGGCTACTTTCGGTGGAAGAACCTTATCGTAACAAGCTAAACGCGCATCACTTTTTGCCTCGGATTGGCATTTCATTAATGCGTCATTGTTAATATCGGCTTTAACTGGTTCTACCGCATACGCTGTTGATACAGCAGAAGAGCAAAGCGCCATAGCAATGATTATCTTTTTCATACCATTACCTTTCATGATTTCGGGCGAGTAAAGAAAACAAACATTCCGATAATGATATCGCCAATAACCCAGATGGTTCCCAGCATCATCATCCCCAGCCCCGTACCAATTGCGGCTCCGGCCCGTTCTGCGTCTGAGGCTGCGTTATTGATAACGTCACTACTGCCGCCAGCCCCGGCAAAAATGCAATAGATCATAAAGATGTTAAACAGGATAAAAATCCATTTAACGATCTTGCCAAATAATGAGCGCTTCGGCTTTCTGACCTGATGGCCGCAAGACGGGCATTTAAACGCTGAATCACTAATTTCTTTACTGCATTCCGGGCAGTTTACTAATGCCATTTTCCTAGACTCCATAGACATGGTTACATAACCGCCATAAAGCCTATCAGTTGATTTTGTTTGAATAAATAAAAATTAACCCGCCATATAGGCGGGTTATTTTAGAGTGCCAGCGATAACTGATCTTCGCCGTGGTGACTTCGTGGAAAAGCTTCTTGTGGCACCATCGCGCCGGGCGCTGGCTGGGTCTGATTTAGTGAACCGTCTATTTCCGTCATGCTGGTGAAACAGTACCCGCACAACATATTTTGACACTGGTGATAGCTGCGCCGTACAAGCAAACTCAGCTCAACGCTGGTTCTGGTTTTTGCTATTGCACGGCAGCGAGGACAGCGCATTGCCATACGCGGGCCTCCTTTCAGGACTGGTTAATATCAACGCAAGTATAACGCTTAAGACGTTGAATCGTCACTCTCCGCTGTCCAGTCGTCGATTTTTACTTCCAGTTCCAGCGACGTGGTAAACCCTCCCCCGCCAATATCGTGAACGCACCGCGTTATCGTCCAGTTCCCACTGTCGATCGTGGACTTAAAGCCGTAGACGCTGGCGGGCTGTTCCGGGTACAAATCTGCGCGGCCACGCGCCAGGGTGATGCTGAACGTCGCCGCCCCACGCTGCAACTCTCGCCACTTAGCCGCAGCGGCACGCTTCGCCGCCTTTTCCGTCTTGAAAGTTTTACGGATAACAAAAACGTTACCTTCGGCCCCGGCCAGATAATCCCCTTCTTTTTTGCTTGATGCAGGTTCTTTCTTTTTGGCCTGGCTGGTGCGTCGCCTGCGGGTGGTTTTCTTCACGGTAGTGGATGGCTTTTTGCCAAAGTTGAGATCAAGCCAGTATGCAGTTACGCCCGTGTACGCGTCGCGGTCAGCTACGTTAAACCTATGTTTATCACCGCTTGACCGGACGATCTCGATCACTGGCAACGGCTTGCCGCTTTGCGTTACTCCCTTGCCCGGCGTGATAAACAGAAGCATACCGTTTTTAATGGTTGCCACCGCGCCCAGCATTTCGGCCATACGCGTTAAGAAGCTGATATCTGATTCACTCGTCTGATCGGCGTGGTCTATCTCAATCTTCGCCAGTTCTTCGCTGACACCCGCACGCAGATCGTAGCGGCTGGCAATGCTGGCGACCACATCCCCCACGGTAATATCGTGCCAGCTATATTCCCGCTTCACGTTGAAGGTATCGCGGAAATCTGCGCTTCTGGCACTGATCGTTAGCTGGTCAGGCGGGCCAGCGTGTCCGATCTCGTCAACCGTATACACGCCCTTAAAAACCAATGGATCATTATCCCAGCCCAGCGCCACCGATATCTTTGCGCCGCGTGATGGTAATGCTACCTGCCCGTCTGCATCATCCAGAGTCAGATCCAGTGTGTCCGCTTCGAAGCCCCGGTTATCTGTCAGGGAAAGGGAGATCAGCCGGTTATCCAGCGCCGTAAGCTGCTTACCTTCAATCTCAATACTGAACGCCGGGCGCGGCGAATATCGGTTTTCTATCGTGTCCATATCAACCCCTTCATCATGATGGGGTACATCGTCGCCACGCGCGCGCGCATGAACAACGCCCCGTCATTGTTGCAGGTTGCTGACAACCCTTATTCATCGCATCGGCCTGCCATTGCCGCAATGATATTCGCAGTCATTAAACTGGCGAGGCAAATACATGGCCACTAACTACCATCACGGTGTAACCGTCACGGAAACCACCGACCTTAGCACGATGATCACCGACATTGATTCTGCGGTGATCGGCGTTGTCTGCACCGCTGATGATGCGGACGAAACAGCGTTCCCGCTGGATACCCCTGTACTGATCACCCGCGTGGCTAACATGCTGGGCAAGGCAGGTAAAACCGGCACCCTGTTTACCACCCTGAAAGCGATTTCAGACCAGACCAGCCCGCAAACCATTGTGATCCGCGTTGCTGATGCTGCAAATATCGAACCGCCAGAAGGCGGCACCGCACAGACACAGGATCAACTGGTTATTGGCGGCACCGATGCAAACGGACGCTTTACCGGCATGTACGCGCTGCTGTCTGCCGAAATGCGCGTAGGCGTGCGCCCACGTGTGCTGGCTGTTCCCGGTCTTGATACGGAAGCGGTGGCCGCACAACTCGGCGTCATTGCCGAAAAGCTGCGCGCGTTTGCTTACGTGGCAGCGAACGGCTGCAACACTATCGCCGAAGTGAAGGAATACCGCGAACAGTTCTCCCAGCGTGAAATGATGGTTATCTGGCCTAATTTCATCTGCTACGACACCAACGCCGGGGCGAATGCCACCGTGCCCGTGGGTGCCCATGCGGTTGGGATGCGCGCCAAAATCGACGCAACGCAGGGCTGGCATAAAACCATTTCCAACGTGCCCGTTAATAACGTGCTGGGGATGGATCGGGATATCTATTTCACGTTGCAGGGCACCGATACCGACGCCGACGAACTGAACGCAGCAGGCGTTACCACGCTGATCAAGCAGGACGGCTACCGCATCTGGGGATCGCGTACCTGCGACGCGGAAACGTATATCTTCGAAAGCTATACCCGAACCGCGCAGATCGTTGCGGATACCGTCGCCGAAGCCCATTTCGCCTATGTTGATAAACCGCTTACCCCGTCGCTGGTAAAGGACATTGTGGACGGCATCAATAAGAAGCTGACCTCATATGTGACGGCTGGCAAGCTGCTGGGCGCCCGCTGCTGGTATGACCCGGAACCGAATACCTCGGAAACCCTGCGCAATGGTCAACTGACCATTAAGTACAACTACACCCCTGTTCCACCGCTGGAAAATCTCAGCCTGGTACAGGAGTTCACCGACGAATATTTCGCTACGTTTTCCAGCGCAGTGAATAACTAACCGGGGGCGCTTATGGCACTGCCTAAGAAACTCAAATATTTCAATATGTTCTTTGACGGGGATAACTACTTCGGCATGGTGCCGGAAATCACCCCCGCCAAACTCACCAAAAAAACCGAAGACTACCAGGCGGGCGGTATGCCGGGTTCAGTTGCGGTGGATCTGGGCTTCGACGCTGGCGCCCTGGATATGGATATTACGCTGGGCGGCATGGATGCCGGGCTAATGAAAAAATGGGGCGTTACCACTGCGGACGGAATGCAGGTGCGCTTTGCTGGCTCTTACCAGGACGATGCGACCGGCGACGCCGTACCGTGCGAAATCCAGACGCGTGGCCGCTTCACTGAACTGGATCCCGGTTCGGCAAAGGTTGGGGATGATACTTCGCATAAGTACACCCTGAAAAATACCTATTACAAGCTGACCATCAATAGCGAAGAAATTATCGAAATTGATGTGCTCAACATGATCTACAAAGTTGCCGGTGTGGATGTGCTGGAAAAACACCGCGCTAACATCGGCTTATAAGGAAACCCGGCACCATGAGCAAGACCAAAGAAAACACCGTTATTCTTACCGCCCCTATTACGCGCGGTAAGACCAAAATCACCGAAGTGGCGATCACTTCCGTGCTTAAACAGGCTGGATCACTGCGCGGCTTAAAAGCCTATGACGTGCTGACGTCCAACTATGACGCGCTGGTTATTCTGCTGCCCCGCGTTACCGCTCCGGCACTAACCGCCGATGAGATTGCCCGTATGGATACCTGGGATTTTTGCCAGCTAGCCAACGCGGTGGTTGATTTTTTGCAACCCTCTTCGGATCTGACCGCGACGGATACGGGCAACGAATCATCCGATGCCCCTGCGAACGCATAGAAGACCTGATGGCAGATATCGCCGTCATATTCCACTGGCGGCCGGTAGAGATGGACGCCATGACGGTACAGGAAATACTGTTATGGCGTGATCAGGCGGCTGCGCGCAGTGGTGGAGATCACTAAATGGCAGACCGCAATTTAAATATCAGGGTGGCATTCAGCGCCCTGAATAATATGTCCCGCCCTGTCAACGCGGCGCGCCAGAGTGCCGCCGCGTTGGCGTCTCAAATCAACCAGACCAAAACCAGCATTAAAGGGCTTGAGCGTCAGGCAACCAGCTTTGACCGCCTCACCGCAGCCAATAAAAAAACCACCGAACAACTGGCCCAGGCGAAAGAACAGGCCCGGCAAATGGCGGCGGCTTATGGCCCGTTACGCCAGCGCAGCGCTGAACAGGTTGCCGCCCTCAATCAGCAACGTGCAGCCATTCGCCAGTTAACCCAGCAGCAGAAAGGCGAGCAGACGCAGCTTAACCAGTTGCGCGCCAGCTTCTACAGCGAAGGCATTGCGATCAGCAGCGCCAGCCGGGCGACGGAACAGATCAACCAGCGCACTGCGCAATACAATCGCCAGCTTGCCGAACAGCAGCGACGGCTTGACGCTGTAAACCAGGCGCAGGCCCGTTACAGCCGCGCCAAAGAAACCGGCGAAAAGATGATGAGCGGGGGAATGAAAACCGCCGCCGTGGGTGCGGCAACCCTCGCACCTGTCGCCGCTGCGGTGAAATCCTACAGCAGTCTTGAAGACGCGATGAAGGGCGTAGCCAAACAGGTAAACGGCTTGCGTGACGACAGCGGCAACCGCACCCCGCAATATGAAGAAATGCAGCGGGCGATCATGGATGCCAGCGAAAAGCTGCCAATGGCAAACGGTGCTGTTGACTATGCCGCACTGGTCGAAGGCGGCGCACGTATGGGCGTCGCAAACAGCGATGATCCGTGGGAAAAACAAAAAGCCGATCTGCTGTCTTTCGCCAGCATGGCGGCAAAGGCTTCTGTTGCCTTCGAACTTCCCGCCGACCAGCTTTCTGAAAGTCTCGGTAAGATTGCCGGGCTGTATAAAATCCCTACCCAAAACATTGAACAATTAGGCGACGCCATAAACTACCTGGACGATAACGCGAAGTCGAAAGGCTCCGATATTATCGACGTGCTCCAGCGCGTTGGCGGACTTGCCAGCCAACTGGATTACAAGCAAGCCGCCGCGCTGGGTTCCACCTTTCTGACGCTTGGATCACCTGCCGAAGTTGCCGCCAGCGCAACCAATGCAATGGTGCGCGAACTATCGATCGCCACAGTACAAAGCGATAAATTTTTGGGTGCGCTGGATGAAATCGGCGTCAATGCTGAAAAAGTCCAGAAAAGCATGTCAGTGGACGCAATGGGCACGATCATTTCAGTGCTGGAAGCGTCCAAAAAACTTGCACCAGATAAGCAGGTAGCCAACCTTACTCAGATTTTCGGTAAAGAGTTCGGCGATGATGCACAGAAACTTGCGAACAACCTGCCCGAACTACGCCGCCAGATAGAACTGACGCAGGGCGCAGCCGCTAAAGGTTCCATGAATCGGGAATCTGATATCAATAAAGCCTCCCTTTCTGCTCAATGGCAACTGACCAAAACCGGCGCGGTTAACGCATTCAGTTCAGCAGGGGAAACACTCCGCGAACCGCTGATGGATATCATGCTTACCGTCAGTAAGGTGGTTGGCAGCGTCCGCCGCTGGGTTGAGGCTAACCCGGCGCTGGTTGGCTCAATCATGAAAGTCACCGCAGCCATAGGCGCGTTGCTGGTTGTCGTGGGCGGCCTGATGCTGTCCATCGGCGCAGTGCTCGGCCCGATGGCGCTTGTACGCCTCAGCTTCACCACGCTGGCTGGCTCCGGTGGGGTAACTCCACTCATAGGCTCGCTGGGAAAATTATCCAGCACATTACGGGGGCTGATCCCCTCACTATCTGGTGTGGGCCGAAGCATTAAAGACTGGCCTGCCCTCTTCCGGTCTGCTGCGTCTGGCATTACCCAATTTAGCAAACAAGCTATTGGCGGGTTAAACACAGCGTTAATGGCACTTTCACGCGGTGCAGTTGCTGCCGGACAGGGGCTATTTACCATATTCGCAAGGCCTATGACGGCTATAACCTGGCTTGGCAATGGCCTCAGAACTCTGGCAACCTCCGGTTTCGGCGCTTTGTTGAACGTTGGACGCACCGTAATGATGGCGTTGGGTGGCGGGTTATCATTACTTCTTAGCCCTATTGGAATACTGGTAATCGCTTTATCAGCAGCCGCGATCGCCGTTATTAAATTCTGGGAACCTATAAAAGCCTTTTTCACTGGCTTTTACACCGGGTTAATGAGTGGCTTACAGCCTTTAACCGCAGCATTTAGCACAGCCTTTGCACCACTGGCCCCGCTCTTTGACTCTATCGGTAATGCTGTCGGTGGCGTCTGGGAGTGGTTCACAAAACTATTCGAACCTATCCAGTTCTCCAGCGAAGCGCTGGCCTCCTGCACCAGTGCCGGGGAAACGTTCGGTAAGGTTGTCGGTAACGCTCTATCTGCATTAACACCAATAATCGAAGGAATAGCGCGCGGTATAGGATGGGTACTGGAAAAACTCGGCGCCATCCCCGACGCAACAAAAGCAGCGCAGCAAGCTGCGGAAAGTATGCACAAAGACCCTGTTGTCTGGGAGTGGGATCCGCAGCAAAAGAAAATGGTTAAAAAGGGTTGGAACTGGTCGCCGAAAGACGATCAGCAGAAGAAAACTAACCAGAAGCAACAGCAGGCCATTGACCAGCAGAAAAAGCAGGAAAGCTTAATTAACTCGCTCAAGGGCCCGGCCAATATCGTGCCGAAGATGAGCAGCAGCCTGGACAAGATCGCCACCAATACCACGGAGAAGAAAGACGGCCCCGGCGAAATCGTCTTCAAGAATAAGCAGCCCTATATCCCGATCCGTGGCGGATATTCGGAACCGCTTAAGCAGGCACAGCGCCAGCTACCATCCCTTACCGATTGGGTGACGCAGCAGGCCGGATCGCTGATCGCTTCCGTTACGCCGTGGCAGGTTGAGAAGCCCGCCGCACGGGTGCCCGTTTCGGCGTCGCCGTCTGCGGCCTCCGTCGCTGCGCTAATGCCTGCGCCGGGTGGCGATGTATATAACCTTAACTTCGACTTTAGCGGCCAGAAACTGGATGAAGAAACCATTATCAGGCGCGTGCGCGAAGAACTTGCGTTAGCGAAGCAGCAAGCCGACCGGCGCAAGCGTTCCCAACTTACCGATCACGTCTAAGGGCAATATCATGATGATGATTCTGGGGATGTTCCCCTTTTCACTGCAAACCACGCCTTACCAGAGTGCGAATAAAACCAACTCCTGGCGGCACGTCAAAAACGATCGCGTGGGGAAATCCCCTCGCTATCAGTTCATCGGCGCAGATGAAGAACCGTTCGTACTCAGCGGCACGCTGTACCCCGAAATAAGCGGCGGTGATGTGTCGCTTGTCATGCTGGAAACTATGGCTTTTTCCGGGCGCCCGTGGCCCCTGATAGAAGGCACAGGCAGGATCTACGGCATGTATGTAATTGAGCAGATCACGCAAAACCGGACGGAGTTTTTTAAGGACGGGAAGGCAAAGAAAATTGATTTCACGCTCAACCTGAAACGGGTAAGCGAGGACATACGGGAAAAGCTGGCGGAAATCACCAATGATGATGTGCTGTCTATGGTGAAAGCGGGGGTGAATTTCTAACTTTATTTTTTATGGCCAATACGTTCATTGTTGGCAGTGTGGTACCGAAATCATCGGGCACCGTCACTTTTAACCGTGCTACAGCACGGTCATTTATGGCGGTGCTGTAGCTTCTATCAAAGGTTCCTTAAGTGCCAGCAATAGCTGTACTTTCACAAACAGGAATAAACTGGCATCGGATAACACCTGTCGTGATAACATCTATATGACCATGTGGTTCATTTAATTCATAAAGCAGAAAATAACCATCATTGACTCTTAAAATGGGTTCAATAACAACCCCCTGTGTTATTGGATTCCTCGCCATCACGCCATATTCGAACGCGATAATGCTTTATTCTATTTCCCATTCTCACTCAATTAGAAAAGAAACCTGTAGAGACAACCGCCCTTTCTGAATGGAAAATACCGGGTTTTGCTGATGCGCGTTGATACAGCAAAACCCGTATGGCCTACACCTCCGGGGGAACAGGCCAGTTAATTTTTGGAGCGCTGGAGGTGTCCACCGCTTCCAGCGCGTCAAGATAATCCAGCCACAAATTGTACTGGGCTTTTTCGGTATCCTTCAGCCTTCCCATAGCAGCTTTTCCCGGCCATTGCTGTCTGTTGATAAAGTCGTTTGCCTCCTGGATTCGACGATATCTCTCACCTTCTGCAAGCTGGACCCGCGCATCATCTGAAATAGTCCAGCTGCCGCTGCCACTATCCCAGGTATGCCATTGAGATGGCTTGCTGTCTGACAGTGTTAGCTCACCATTTTTGCCGATGTAAACACGTCTCTCACCATCGTTCATACCACTAATCAGCGATAGATGCTGCTCATTGGTAATAACCACTGTATCATCGGGTATAACATCTGTATTTTCATCATAAAATGCCTGTTTATTAACACTAAATTTAATTGTCATTATTAACTCCCAATAGCGAACCAGCGCAGGGTGAGGTTATATCCCGGTGCCATAGTGAATGTGTCAGCATTGATTGCAATGGCATTAACTCTAAATTGTGTCGGATTGATAATGCTGGCTGCACCAAATGCCATAACGTTGGTGAGAGGATTATCATGAGTAACAACTATCTGCTGCCCGGCCGCAGGAAATGCGACAGGAAATGTCCCTATCGAGGTTCCTGACGGAGCAGACTTCAGTCCAACGGTTCCCCACTGCAGAAGCGTGCCGTTTGGAAAATACTGATATCCCGCAGCGCCTTTCAACCCCGCAAAAAACGTCATATCAGGAATTTCACTTCCACCGGAGCTAAAACCAGCCCCAACATTTCTGCCACCTGCACTCCCCACGCCAAGGAGCTCCTTGGCTGTCGCAGCATCTGCTTTCCCCAAAAGCCCTCGTGCGAAAGCTGTCAGGTCAGTTGCCGCCATCTTGTCAACTCCAGAAAAATACGGGAGCTTATTTTCGCCATTAACTAACCCGGCAAGTGCCGTCAATGTGGCATCCGCCTGTTGTTTACCATTAAGCGCATCAACTAAGCCGAGGTATTTCCAGGCAGACAACTGATCCCCCTTACCAATCAAGCCTTTTATATATTCTGAAAAACCAAGGTATTCGAGAAGCCCTGAAATGCTTTTCCCGCTGAGATTCGTCAGCGTTGCATCAAGTGGCTGTTTCCCCGCCAGCGCGTTCATCACTGTTGTCGCAAAGTTAGGATCATTCCCCAGCGCAGCCGCCAGTTCATTCAGTGTATCCAGCGCCTCCGGCGACGAACCAACCAGCCCCGCAACAGCAGATTTCACAAACGCGGTAGTGGCAATCTGCGTATTGTTCACAGTCTGCGCCGCAGTCGGAGCCGTTGGCGTTCCGGTCAGGGCCGGGCTTGCCAGCGGTGCTTTCAGTGCCAGCGCATTATTAATGGTGGTACTGAAATTCGGATCATTATTGATAGCTGCTGCGATTTCTTTCAGCGTATTCAGCGTTGCCGGTGCGCCACCAATCAGGGCAAGAATAGCAGCCTGCACAAAGGCCGTGTTTGCAATCTGCACGGAATTATTGCCTGCCGCCGCCGTCGGCGCTTTTGGCGTGCCGGTGAGTGTCGGACTGTCTTTTGGTGCATACTGCGAATGAGGATCAACAGCAGCAAGATGCTTTGCCATCAGGTCATCCACGTACACCTTAAGCTCCAGCGCCTTATCATCCACATATTTGCGGGTTGCCAGAACCACAGCAGGGTCAATTTTCAGGGTGATGTTATCGGTGCTGCTGGTAATCAGTACCATGCGCACAACCTGCACGCGTCCGCTCCCCTCCTGCAACTGCGGCTTATAGGTTTCCGCGCAGTTGGCGACGGCAATCATATCGCCGTCTTTATCAAACAGACCAATTTCACGGATCCACCACCCGCCCACGTCTTCGGGGATCACCTGTTCGGCAATAATCTGGTTGGCGTTGTTCGGGTCAATGCTCAGGCTATTGAGCGGTGCGCGTCGCAGCTCATGTACCAGCGCCGTTTGTGCCGGGTTCGGCGTCGGCAGTACGCCGTTGCCGTCGCCTACAGCCATCTGGGTGATCTCAACCTGCGCACCCAATGCCGTGGCATTTGCCAGTTTCGCCGCGCCCACATTGGTTAGCACGGCATAATATTTAGTCGCCACTTGCGATCTCCACGGTATCAATTAAATGGATTGCCGCCCCGGTGTAATTATCACCGCCCACGGCTATGGTTTCAGGGAAATACGGGTACACGGTCAGCGTATCGCCGGAATAACTGCCCGCGCCGATATACAGATCGCCGGTTGTTTGCAGGTGAAGAGACATTCCCAGCATATGACGGCTGCACGGCTTCACATCGGCGATCAGGCGTTCAAGCTCCTGATAGGTTTCTTCACTAATGCCCTGGTCCTCCACCCCAATATCCAGCGTGAAGGTGCCCGGTGCGGTGTCGATGTTCCACCACTCGTTAACCCGGATGAAGAAGCCGAACGGCTCCACAACCCGGCGCATGGCGCCCGTTGTACCCTTGTACTTATGCAGGTAGAACGCATCGGCCACCGCCTTTCGTTTTGTGCTTATCGGCCAGGCCTCATCCCAGCGATCAACGGAGAAGGCCCACGCCAGATAGGGCAACAGATCAGCCCGACACGTCCACGGGTTCCACAACTGGCGCAGCGGCACGGGCACTTCCCCCAACGACGCGCAGACGCGCGCGGCGACTCGCTCCATTCGGCTGGCGCTGGGTGGTAACAGGTCATTACTCATCGTAACCACCCACCGTTATGGTGTATTCGGTGCAGTGCGATGCCTGGTAGTCACTCAGCACGATATCCGCAACAGGCTGCGCCAGTTCCACGCGCTGGACACCCTCGACGTGCAGGGCGGCGTAGATAGCTGAAAGACGGATATCACGCCCTAAGCGATTCTGCGCGGCAATATACGCCTGTAACTGTTGCTCCGATGCCTGCCGGACGGGTTCGGCTTCCGGCCCCGGATAGATGTAAAGCGTTGCATCGATCTGATACGGCACGATCTCCGCAGACTGCACCGTTACCCTGTCAGCCACCGGGCGTACCTCTTCATCGTTCAGGGCAGCAGCGACCACGGAAAGTAGATCATCGCTGGCCGTTCCGTCACCCTCACGCGACAGCACCGAAATGGTGACGCAGGCAGGCGTAGGACTGACCGCCGAAATATCAGCTACGCGCCCGTCTGCTGAACGCCCCCAAAATTCATACGCCGCCGTTGGCCCGGCCACGCTCATACCTTCAAACGCTTCCGGCGTCCTGGTACGCAAATCAGTATCAGATTCCATTACAGCCGGAACTGGCGGTATTACACTGTCGTCCTCCGGTGTAACCACCAGACGTTCAACATTAAAATTAGCGGCCAGATTATCCAGATCGCTATCAGTAGCATACGCAACCATCACTGCACGGGCCGATTCATTTACCCGCTGGCGCAACAGCAATTCGCGATAACAATTTTCTTCCAGAATCATGGTGATCGGCTCTGATTCAAGCTCAAGCGTGCGGGCGTACTGTTCCCGCTGATCTTCAGGACAAAGCGCCAGAAACCTGGCCTTGCGCTGCGCGAAAAGCGTTTCGAAGTCCAGCGGTTCAACCACCACGGGCGGCGGTAGCTGTGATAAATCGATCGTACCGCTCATGCCTGGCCCCTCAATGTGATATCGGCGTTAAATGGCGTCTGATTGTCAGTGCGATTGGCCTTGATAGTGGCAACCAGCCGACCGGCACCCGGCGCGCTCAGAGTGATACTGGTCAGAGAGATCCGCGGTTCCCATAAATACAGGGCGCTGTAGATGGCAGACATAACGCGCAGCTTCGTTATGGCGTTATCGACCGGCTGATCTATCAGGTTGAAAAGCTGCGAACCGTAAGCGCGGCGCATTACACGTGAACCGATCGGCGTTAACAGAATATCGCCGATAGACTGCGCTATATGCTCGTTGTCGGTGATGGCATGGCCTGAACTGGCATTCATGCCGCTGTAACGGACTGTACTCATACCGGGCCACCTGTATTACTACCACCGGACTGGACTCCGCTATGTTTGTGAGAATGGACAACGACACCATTAGACGAAAGCGATCCGCCTGAATGGGTAATATTGCCCTTCATTTCCCCGCCCTTTTGCACTTCCAGCGTGGCGGTGATCAGCTTGTTGGTGCAGACCACTTCCGGCGTGTCCAGGGTAACGCGCGTATCTGCCTTGACCGTTACCACCGGCACGGTGGCGGTAATGGATTCCGACGCGGTGACGCTTGCCGTTTTTACCCCGCTGACAACCAGCGCGCTGGCCTCCGGGTCATATGAAATACGGGCGCCATCCGGGTGCAGGATCACGCAGGTGGTAGCGCCAGCATCTGGCGGCGGTGCGTCTTCGCTGTAAAGGCTTCCGGCAATGAATGCCGTCTCCATCTCACCGCAGGGGCACAAAATATAAACCTGTTCGCCCACTGTCGGCGCCCACCACGTCACGGCTTCACCGGCGCGCGGCACTGCCCAGCGGATCCAGTCGGTTTTGTTCTCGCCGGTTTCGACGCGTGCAAGATACTTTTCCGTATCCACTTCCAGCACGGTGCCAATGCGGGCGAGATTGCAGATAAGGCGATAGAGTTCGTTTAAATTCATAGTGCTGACTGTTTCCCGTGGTGTCGGTTACGCTGTCCGGCGTCGCTTCCACCCGGTAGCAGGCTTTACGACCGTTTCGGCTTTTGGGTTATGCAGTCAGTATCAGGAGTCGCGCGCGCGCAAACAACGCGGCGCCCTTGTGGCGGGTTGGTGACAATCAAATCTCTTGCATGAAGGCGACAACAGTATCGGCCAGCCAGTCTAAATCCCCCTCGGTCATGCCCAGGAGTTCACGCACCGGGTAGCGTGCACGGGCACCCGGCACCACGTTATCGACTTCACCGTACTGGTGAACGCTGGCAATTTCGGCGGTATGCCCCTGAAAGCCAACCACTGCCATGCCGCCCGTACCGTAAGCCTTAAGAAAGCGTGCGGTGCGCAGCTTGCGGAACATCGGATCCTTTCTGGTGCGGTTTTGCTTTGACTGGTTGAGATTGATTTCAATATAGCGCTGGATATCGCGCTTATAGAACGTGCGCAGGGCACCGCGATCAACGTCATAGCCGGTGATTGCGCGGTGCTCACCCCTGCCCGTGGTTCGCCAGTTGCGTAACTCCCTGGCCTCATCATTCCATACGAATTTTATCCCGCCCTGGGTGCGCAGAATTTTGCGGCGGCGGGCCTGATAGCTTTCACCGCTGGGGTTCTTCTGGCTGGCGATACGCTTTTGCTGGCGCTTACGCAGCCCGATCGCAACGTCGCGCGTCAGCTTGCGACGGTGTCCGGGCGAAAGCTGCGCGGCAACGCTGGCTAACCAGTCGTCTAACTGCTGGAAGAGGGGATCGGTTTGTTGTCCTGCCATGTTTCGCCGCTGACCTCATCAACAAATACCAGTGACCACGCGCCAATTTCCGGCCCCGGTGCAGGGTCAGCACGGTGACGGGTGACGATCTCGCCATCTTCACGGGTGACGATCACCGCTTCATCAGCCTGAATCTGGATCAGTACGTCCATCGTGCTGTTACTCAGAATATCGGCTTCGAATGTTATGCCGTTCTGCTGCCTGTCCGGGTTAAACAACAGATCAGGCTGATATAAGCGCGCCCATGCCAGCACCGGCACGCTGATAGTATCCAGCGATTCAGGGTAATCCATCACCAGCACTTCCAGCGTATAGCGATACTCAAACGCAGCAGCACGCTGGCCGGTGCTGACCATACGGCCTTTACGCAGGTAAACAGCCAGATTATCGGGATTCTCACGCAGCCAGGGCACATGCTGGCTTATCATCTGGCGCAGCAAATCGGGTTTAAGCATTACTTATTCCTCCCGGACTTAACCGCATCATATGCAGCCTCACAGGCTAATCCTCTGGCTCTTGCTTCATCAGCATCTTTTGCCAGTTGTCCCGCTCGATCGTCAGCGCGGCGGAACAGGTCGGCGAGCAGTACGGCACCGCTGGTTTCTGCCTCGCTTCTGCCGGGAGTTCCGGCACCGCAGGCGCGTTCACGGTCTGCCAGTTGCCTGGCGAGTTTGTCGGCCCTGTCGTGCAGCCCACGAGAAGCAGCACGGGCACGATCGGCATCAGCCTGCACGCCAGCAAGCTGCTGGCTGGCTTGTTTTCTGATCGCATCAATTTCACCTTGTCGGCGTTGTTCTTCTGCCCTGGCCTCAGCCTGCCTTTGCGCCAGCGCGGTGGCGTCGCGTGCATCACGTTGCGCCCACTCTTCACGCCAGTGCTGATCGGCATCACCATAACCGGCGCTGTAACGCCAGTGGCTAAAACCCCATACAGCAGCAGCGGCCAGCACAAGACAAACGATCACTTTCCAGCGTGACAACCCCATCACTAAACCTCTCGCCAGCTCGCACTGTCATTACCGGACGTGCTGGAGCACTGTCAAAAATGACCACGCTCGATACGCACGGCCAGCACAGTAAAAAATGATCAGGCCAGAAATAACGTACGCTCGGCTTCCCGACGCTTAACCAGCCCCGGCAACACCTTGCCACCTGCTTTATTCCATTTTGGAAACTCAGCTGCAGCCCCGGCGTAATCGCCAGCATTCAGCTTTTTCAGCAGCGTGGATCCTTCCAGCGCCTTTACGCCCAGGTTGTAGGCAAAATCAACCAGCGCATCGAACTGATTTTGATTGATGGTGACTTTAACGAGCCCCGTAACGCCTTTTTCATATTGCACCAGACCGCTACGCAACAGGCTATCGGCAGTTTCCTGCGTAATGGTCATGCCCTTGCCAACCGGCACGCCGTTGACGGGTTGAGTCCATCCATAACCGATCGTCCAGACGCCTACAGAATCCTGATAAGCGGCCAGCCTGCACCCTTCAAAGCCTTTCAGCATGTTGATGCCGTTATTGCTCATCTTCACCTTTCATCCCTCCGATTCGGTTTTCGATAAACCCGGTAACTTTGTTGCGGACTTTATCCGCGCCCATAAATCCGATTGAGGCGCCCACGAATGTTACTGCGTTGGACGGAAGCCCCAGATATTCCAGCGAACCGGCCACAGCAAGCGTGACAATCCCACATACCAGCGATCCGGTGGCGGTTTTAAGCAAAGACTGCCCATCGTAAAGGCTCATTAGCGCCGAAATACTCAGCGCCGCACCAGCCGCAAACAGTGTCGGCAGATAAGTAGCGATCCATTTGAGTAATCCCGGTGGTGTGTCGTGCATACCCTCCCCCTTAATCCCATAGCTGCACGGTTTCCCGCTGGGCTGGCGGCTGGATCTCTGGCAGGTAGACAATCTGCCCGGCCTGCAACTCAGTGGTGGCGGAAATGCCCTTATTGGCATCGATCACCGCCTCGGTAACGCCTGCTGTTCTGCCGTAATAGCGCCAGCAAAGCAGGTCGATCGTGTCGTTTTGCTGCGCCTGAACGTTCATTACACCAACTCCGCCAGGCCCCGGCTTTCGTCCTGGATATCACGGATTGACCAGCGCACATCCCGCCACAGCGTATCGATCTGCGTGCTCAATGCCGCCGCGTGATCTTCGCCTTTACTGGTGGTGTCAATATCGCGGTAGCCTTCAATCAACAGCGCCTTAGTGAGTGAATACACGGCGTTTTTATAGCGCCATACCTTCACGGAAGTGCCATTCACCGGACTGGCCGGAATTTCTGCCAATGACTCATAACCCGCATCAATCTGCACCTGGCGCCACAGGAAAAGCTGATCATTAACATGGGCCACCGCTTCCACCGTTCGCGACATCAGGCGATCGGTTGTCACCTGCCCATCAAGACGCATCGCGCGGCGTAGTTCAGCCAGCGAAATGACCGGCCAGAATGGCAGGCTTTCAACTTTCGCGCCGCCATCATCAGGCACAAGATCGGATGGTGGCCGTACTGGCTCAGTGGCTACCAGACTCATGATCTCTACTCCGTATAAGTCAGGCGGTGGACGGCAGGACGAAGACGCGGCGTTGCCTGTTTTCGCCTGCCGTGCCGCCTGGGTGCGCGGGGGCACGTTCGGTTATGACGCCGCCTTCTGGCGGGCTGTCGTGGTTCTTTTCTTCGCTGCCGGCTTGCTTTTAGCGGCGGGCTTTTTGGTTTCCCGCTTCGCTTTTGGCTGGGCTGGCGGCGTTGCCGTCTGGGTTTCGGTGCTATTTGCTTCTGGCTTGCCGTCTGCGCCGTCACCGTCAGCAGGTTGCCCGGACTTCTTAAGCGCACGTTGCAGAAGCTCAATATCACGGGTTACGCCTGCTTTTTTCGGGTTCAACACTGCCGCCTGGCGCAGGTATTCAACCGCAGCGGTAAGCGATTCAACGTTGTCAGTCAGGCGCAGCGTATACCCCAGCGCCTTAAGTAGCTTTGAGCGCACCTCATCCGGCATATCTTCGTTCAGGGTTAAGCCCCTTAATGCTTCCAGCAGGTCAGCGGCGACCGGCGCAACAGCCGGGTTAGCTTTGAATGCAGCCAGGACGGGATCGCAAATTTCTTCCACCAGTACGGTGGCGGTGGTGCGGCGATACTGATCCGGCATCGGCAACTTATGGCGCAATACGTACTGACCAATGCGCAGGGCTTCGGCGATGTTTCCGCAGTCACAACACCAGATCATGACGGTGGTTAACACGTCGTCAGACTGGCCGGAATCTGCCGTAAGTACGCCTTCGATCCACGGCTGGTAGTCCGGCAGCAGTTCGCGTTTTAAATCCGCTTTAGCCTTCTGGGACTGGACACGGCTTAAACGGGCTTTATCCAGTCGCAGGCGGTGAAGCATGGTTTCGTAGGCCGTCATTTCAAGCTGCGACGGCTCACGGCTGGCGTGGCGGCGTTCAGCCATCACGCGGTTAAAATGTTGTTGAGCAGGTGTCAACATGATGCCCCCAAAGCGGCCAGCAGTTAGCTGGCCTGCGCTGATTTATGGTGCCGGTGCTGGTTCGGCGGCGGTAATACCTTCGATCAGACAGCCGAAGCCGTAATCTTCAACAACATAGGCATCATTTGACGAACTGTAGGTAGAGACGCGGTTATATTCCGGCTCTTCCACAATGCGGCGACGGTGTGCACCTTCCTGCCAGTAAATCGACAGGTTTTCCCACGAAGTGATAAACATGCTGCCATCAGGGAAGAAAGGCGCGATGAACGAAGGCAGGTTGCCGATCGTCTTTCGCGATGCGATCAACTGACCGGCCAGTGCTTCGGAGTTCGGGTTATTGGTGCTTACGGCGTTGATGATCGGGAACGAACGGCTAACCGTCAGGTTACGACCAGTGATCACCACCAGATTGGGCGAATCTTTGTACCATTCGTCCATCAGTGAGTTAACCGCGTCATAAACCAGCGAGTCGTAGTTACCATAATCACCTTTAGCGATCACCTGGTTGGAATCGTCGCGACTGGTCACGGTGATATCTTTCATGACTCGTTGCGGCGCGTTCGCGCGGTACTGTTGCAGCCAGCCGATACCACAATCCTGCAAAAGCGGGTTAGCGTTGCGGTCGGACTTATCCGCATAGCTGGTTCCGTTAAAGCCGATCATGATGCGGTCAAGCGCGATACGCTGAATGATCTGATTGCTCAGACGCTGCTGGAAATCCGGGAATTTAGCCCACGCATCAAGCTGCGCATAAGAGGCGAAAGTATCCGCGTTCACCTTATTACAGGTGTACTTGTTCGAATCCAGCGCCGCGACGGAAACAGGCTGACGGCGATCGGTGGTGGAATTGTTGGTGCTGGAAATCGGGCCGCTCACACCCAGACCGATTTTTTCGCCGGTCTGATCGTTAACGCCGTAGATGTTAATCAGCTTCAACATTTCGGAAGACTGCTGCACCTTGTCTTCAAGCGTCTGCTCAACGCTTGGATCAATGCTGAACGACTTTGTTACGTGGGACTTGTTGATGTGATTCAGTTCAGCTTGTCGCTCAAGATACGCATCAAACAACTCACGGGTAGAATTACGCATAGTTATATTTCCTGTTCTGTTCCTTCGTTACTGGCGGCGATCAGCAGTCAGCAAGCTGGGCGTTAGATTTTTCAGTTGCGCCGGTCGCTTCCGGGCGGCGGTATTTGCTGGCGTCCTGGGTAGAAAGCTGCGCTTTCATCTCGTCGAACTCAGAGCGCAACTTATCCACCGCTTCGGCGGTCTGCTTGTTCTTAAGCTGCCCTGCGCTCAGTTTTTCCATCTTGTCCAGCAATTCACCCTGGCTTTCCGCTACCAGTTCAACCGCCTGGCGGATATCGCCATTTTCACGATCGAAGTGCTGGCGGGTTCCGGTCAGCATTTCCTTGATACGGGAAAAGAAATTCTTCCCGGCGTCGGACGCTGGCGGCTCTTCCTGCGCAAATTCGAGGGATGATTCCAGGGTTTCAGTGAAGAAGCATTCAGGTGCGTAGTGACGCGCTGCCAGTGGGTTGGCGCTGGCGTTCTGGGTGCAAAACTTCATCATTTCGGTGCCCAGGCTCGCCGGGTTATCGGTACAGGCCAGCCCCATAAGGTAGGCTTTTCCGGTGTCGGCAAAGGACGGATGCACCTCAATGCTATGGTAGATTTTCTGGCGTTTGCCTTTCAGTTCTACCAGTTCGTCCGTGGCGTCCACCTTCACCAGAAGCGCCAGTTTGCCCTTTAACGGGCCCTCGGCAATCTCTTCGGCTTTGGCTTCAACCACGTCACCATACGCGCGGAAATCGCTTGTCGGCGACCAGCCTAAAATGTGTTCCAGATTGACGCGGGCGCCATATACCTGGGGATCATACTGTTCGGCCATTTCGGTGATGTGCTGACGTTCCAGTACTCGACCGTCACAGGTTGCGCCCTCTACTGCGGCGCGGAAAAAATTTGTCATTGGCATGGTGACAAAGCTCCGGGTTGGTAAGCGATTGATATTAACGATTGATATTAACCAGTGCCCCAATCATTCCCTTTGCAGCCGGAAGGCGCAAAGCCTTCACTTTGTCGGACTCAGGCGACAACCAGCGGCGATATTGTTGCGCGCGCGAGCGCGATAGCCTGTTGCCATGAATACAGCCGAAGACCTCAGCACAAAAGCCAAAAGCCTCTACTGGCAGGCGTTTAGCATCACTCAGATTTCTAAGGAAATCGGGGTGAGCATTAACACGATCTACAGTTGGCGCCGCCGCTATGAGTGGGATAAAGCCACCCCCATGCAGCGGGTGCAGGATCGCACGCACGTTCGTTACCTGCGCCTGGTGGAAAAGGACGACAAAACACCGAAGGACTTCAAAGAAATTGACCTGCTGGCGCGCCAGCTTGACCGCTTTGAACGGCATGAGCGACGCGACCAGGAGAAAGAGAAGAAGGCAAAGACCCCGAAAAACCATTTCACCGAAGAACAGATAACCCAGCTTCGCGCCCTGATCTTTGATTCGCTATACGAGCATCAAAAACGCTGGTTCAAACAGTGGAACCGGCGTAACCGCTTTATCCTCAAATCGCGCCAGATTGGTGCCACCTGGTACTTTGCACGCGAAGCGCTGTTGCGTGCGCTGGAAACCGGAAATAACCAGATATTCCTGTCAGCCAGCCGCGCCCAGGCGTTCCAGTTCAAGCGGTTCATTCAGAAGCTGGCAAGGGAAATAGGAGTAGAACTTAAGGGCGGTGATGCCATTGAGTTAAGCAACGGTGCGATCCTGTATTTTCTCGGCACCTCCGCCGCGTCGGCACAGAGCTACACCGGCGATCTGTACCTGGATGAAGCCTTCTGGATTAGTAACTTCATCAAACTGCGTTCAGTGGCCGCAGGCATGGCGACGCAAAAAGGGCTGCGCCGCACCTATTTTTCGACGCCTTCCAGTGAAGAACATGAAGCCTATCCTTTCTGGACTGGCGAGCAGTTCAATAAACACCGCCGCCGTTCCGATCGGGTGGATATCGACACCAGTCATAAAGCATTGAAAAACGGCAAGCTATGCGGGGATAACATCTGGCGCCAGATAGTCACGCTGGAAGACGCAATGAAGCTCGGTTTCGATCGGGTTGATATTGATGAAATCCGTAGCGAAAACTCCCTTGATGAATACGCCAACCTGTACGGATGTACCTTCGTTAAAGCAGGGGAACGCGCCTTCGACTACAACGCAATTCTGGGCTGCGGCGTTGATGGCTACATGCCGGACGCATGGCCGGACTGGAACCCGTTTGCACCCCGCCCGCTGGGTAATCGCCCTGTCTGGGTTAGCTATGACCCCAACGGCAGCAGCGGCAAAGGCGACAGCGCCGGGCTGGTTGTGCTGGCCCCGCCAGCCGTGCCGGGTGGTAAGTTCCGCGCGGTAGAACGCCACCAGTTACGCGGCATGGAGTACGAAGAGCAGGCCAAATTTATTAAAGAGATCACCACCCGCTACAACGTGCAGCACATTGCTATCGACGGCACGGGGATCGGCGATGCGGTTTATCAACTGGTGATCAAGTTCTTCCCGCAGGCGGTTAAATACAACTATTCACCGGTTCTTAAGCGGTCGATGGTGCTCAAAATGTTGATGGTCATTCGTGCCGGGCGCTTTGAGTTCGACGCAGGAATGATGGATCTCGCACAGTCGTTTATGACCGTGCGTAAAGTCACCGCAGGCGGCGTTATTACTTACCAGTCTGATCGCGCCCGTGGCAGCAATCACGGCGATCTGGCATGGGCAACTATGCAGGGCATTTACAACGAACCAATCGGCGCGGAAGTGACCGGCGATAACGGCAGTTTTGTGGAGGAGTTTTAATTGAGCGGCAAAAAGAAATTCAGGGCGCCAACTGCTGCGCCAGCCAGCACGGCCAGCAACGCAGCCACCCCGCTGGAAAGCGTGGAATCTTTCAGCTTTGGCGACCCGATCGCAGTCAACGATCGCGCGTCTCTTATGGAGTGTCTCGAATGCCATAACAATGGCCGCTGGTATGAACCACCGATCAGCCCCTACGGACTGGCGCGCATGTTCGACGTTGCCGCATACCACCAGTCACCACTGATATTTAAGCGTAATGTTATCGCCAGTTGCTACATACCGCACCCGCTGCTAACCCGGCAGGAGTTCACCGCCTGGGTGCAGGATTATTTAATTTTCGGTAACTGTTACATGGAATGCCGCCGCAACCGACTCGGCCAGCCGATTGAACTGCGGCACAGCCAGGCGAAATATACGCGGCGCGGCATAGACCCGGCTCAATTCTGGTTTGTTCCACGCTACGTTGACGATCACGCGTTCGAACCGGGCAGCGTCTGCCAGATCAAGAACCCCAGCCCGCACCAGGAGATCTACGGCGCGCCGGAATATCTGGCCGCGCTACAAAGCGCCATGCTGAACGGTGAAGCAACGGTGTTCCGCCGCAACTACTACATTAACGGCAGTCATGCGGGGGTGATCGTCTACCTCACTGACCCGGTGGCGAATAATAACGATGTGGAAAAGCTTAAGAAGTCGCTGAAAGATGCACGTGGCAACGGTGCTTTTAAAAACCTGTTTGTCTACGCGGCGGGCGGGAAAAAAGACGGCCTGCAAATTATGCCGTTCAGCCAGGTGGCGGCGAAGGATGAGTTTACCGGCATCAAAGACGCCACCCGCGACGACCTGTTAGCCGCGCACCGCGTGCCGCCCGTTCTGATGGGGGTAATGCCGAATAACTCCGGTGGCTTCGGCGACGTAGAGAAAGCGGCAAAGGTGTTTTCCATCAACGAACTGGCCCCGATACAAGAAAGCCTGAAAGAATTAAACGACTGGCTGGGGATCGACGTGGTGCGCTTCAACCCTTACGCACTGTTGCAGGCAGCAATCTGACGCCAGCCCGGACACACCCACCACCACCGTGGAACGGCCAGCACGGCCGCAACTGACCACACCGCACGTAAGCCCCTCAGCAGCCCGCTGGCAGGGGCTTTTCTTTTGCCTAAAACCACCACGGCGAACCGAAAACGACGCAGCAGCGAGGCGCAGCGGCGCGAAAATCGGCGCAGATAATACCGACCCTATCCCACCCCTCAGCGCGCGCTCATTCCCCCGCCTCGCCCGCACGCAGAAACCCCGCTTTTTTGTGCAAATGTGCAGACCACCGTAAGGCCCGCCCCGCTTGGTCTGCTCCTGAAAAATCACTATCATAAAATTTGTGCAGTTTTGCGCGGAATTTTGCACTGATTTTCGGGCCCCTCGCAAAGCCATTCACTGGCCTGCGTCAACCTCGTTAAGCGCCACCATGATCGCCAGCCTTTCAGCAGGAGGAAGGGCCGCATATTTCGCGCGCCAGCGTTCAACTTTGCGCTTAATACGGTGCCGATCGTTGTAGTCTTTCCCGGCAAACGTGTGGGTATACGCGCGCCCTTCCGGGTAATTCATCCAGATTTTTTCTGTTCGCACGCCGCCGCGCGTCATAGCCTGAAATTCTTTGCTGCGCCAGCCTGTTAACCGTTCGTCATAAAGCTGCGATGGGTAGCCGGACAGAATAACGGAAACGTTATCCGGCAGGCTGACCAGGCAGGCCAACAATCGCTCATGATCTGCAACCGAATATTCATAGCGATAGCGCGCGTTTCCGGTGCGGGTTTCATGTAAATACGGCGGATCAACGTACAGCAACACACGGCTGGTTACTGGAAGATTGGCAAAATTGAAACCTTCCAGGCAATCAACTGCATCACCTTTCACTAACTCACAGAATGCTGGCGCGACCCGCGAAAAGTCTTCCAACGTCTGGGGATCAATATCAATCCCGATATTGTGCATCGCTGGCGGCTTACGCAGCATTACCGCCCCACCTCCCAGATGGGTTTCAATGTAGGTATCATGCGGCGGCATTTCGGCAATAATCTTCTGATAAACCCCGCTCGCCGCTTTGCTTCCCAGATAGCTCATTCTCTTTCGTCCTCAGCTGGCACCGTCATTTCGAACAACCTGCAGCACTGTTAAAAATGACGGTTCTCGATGTATGGCCAACACTGCCGGAAATGGCGGTATTTGCCGGAATCCGGTACCACACTGATAGGAATGACAGTGCGGTACCGGATCAATTAATCAACTACTCAACCTTCCCGCGCTCGCAATTGCGAAGCATTTGAACAACCGCGAGCAACCATCCAGTCCTGTACCGGATAGCGGCAACTGAATGTTTTATCGGTTTTATCTTCACAGAATCGCCATTCGCTGGCTTCCGGCCAATTCAGGCGGATATGTTCCTTCGCCGCCTCTTCTGTTTCAGCGTCAACCAGGGCAACCAAAGTCACGCCCTTATCACCCTCCCCCGTCTTCCACCAGGCCAGAACACCAATTGTTGGCGGGTATTGATTTGGTCGGTAATCTGCTGTTGGTTGGTACCAGCTAATCCATTTCATCTGTTTAAACCCCTTATTTTGTCGAAAATGAATGAGCAAAGCCCCGGCACGCTGTTATGACGCACCGTTAAAGGCTTTTTTCATTCGGTTAATAAGACTATTTGTCTGTTGCTTCGCCGCCATCACCTGCGACGGCAGCTTATCCAGCCCCGACGCGGCGCGGTTGCGCGATACCAACCGCCCGTCCTGCACGGTCATAACAAGATCACCGCACGCCACTGACGCACCGGCCATCATCGATCTGACCATTCCGGCGCTGGCATCAATCCCACGCAGCGCCAGCAGTTCACTGATCTGCTGCTCTTTCACGGATAGCCCGGCCCCCTCTTCCCGTTCCGGTGGCCGTTTTTTACGCTTACTTCGCACATCGTCACTAAGCCGCTGCGCCAGTTCTCGCTTTTCCTGCCGTGAAAGCGCATCAAAATTCACCGTCACGCCCTCAGCTGGCACAGTCATTTCTGACTGTCCTTTTGCTTCGCTGGCGGCATGTTCAACACCGTCAGCACCTGCCGCGGGATCCCGCGTACAGTTATTGACAGAACTCCGAGGGGCGGCGCTGCCGCCTGAAAAACCAACGTCAACGGCCACACCGTCAGCGCTCTGGCGCTTCGGCACGATTTTGTATTGAGTGGTGCGGGTGAAGATCAAAGAGTCATTGCCCGTAATCGGGCAATAGATACCGGTGATTCGCTGGACGTTATCGCCGTAGGCGTTGCCGTTTTCAGTGGTTTCATAATTCAGACGGATGCGCAGCTTATCGCGCTCAACCAACGGGCCACCCTGGGCTAATACGTAGTTATCCCATTCGCCACCGTTAGCGGCCTGCCGGGCGGTTTCCAGTTCAGGGTGTAACACCAGTTCGCGATCGCCCAAGCGGCGAAGTTCGCGATATACCGTGACCGGTGCACCGCCGATCTGCTGAAACTGACGAATAGCCCAGCGCGATGCCCACGCGCTAACGCGGAGTGACATTTCTTTCAGGTCTTCCCCGGTTTCGTCGTCCTTCTCACCATCCAGCGCGAAGCCGTCGATATTCTTCGAAATGTATTTCGCTATGTAGCCGGTTGCGCTGCCGTGGGCATCATCGATCGGCACAACCTGAAAGCGGTTTTCCTGCGCTCCCGGTTCGTTGCCGTCTTCTTTCAGGGCATATTTACGGAAGATTTCGCGCGCCTGCTCGACGCATTCCGGGCGCATAAAAAGAAGTAAATGCCAGTGTGGCGTTGCATCGTGGTGCGGTTCGACCACGCGAAAACCAAAGACGCGGATCCCTTTTCTCTTCCACGCTGCGCGGGTTCTCGCCCAGACTTTGCAAAGATATTGCTGCGTCTCGCGCGGCGATGCGCCACAGTATTTATTATTGCGGCGCCCGTTATGCTGCATGGAGTGGTAACGGGAAGGTGCTGTCAGCGTGTAGAAGTCACCGGCCAGCCCTTCCAGCTTCGCCAGATCTTCAAATCCGCGCATTCTCGTCATGAGTTCGCGGCGACGGTTGGCCGGATTGGCAACACTACCGGCGACTTTATCGATCAGTGAAATGCGTTCGCCCGTGTCTTGGTCTTCCAGTTCCATAGCCTTAAGGTATTCACGGTTAGCCTTTTTTTGGGCCAACCATTCCGTAAGGCACGGGGCGCTACTGTATGGGGAAGATTTTTTCTGGACGTATCCCGCTGCGATCATCAAATGCTCACGCCACCGGGCATGGATACGGCGCAGGCGGTTTAACCACCACTGCGGTGACTCAAGGCGAAGAACCGCGCGTAACGCGTCCTCCGCTTCCAGTTCTTCATTGCAATACGCCGTCCAGCCGGGGACCGGTGTTTTCAGATGCACCGCCAGCGACGCAATACGGCCATAGCCAGAAAGCGCCGCGAACTCAGGATCTCCGGTGCGTGCCAATTGGTGATCGGACTCGCGTATAAACTCGCTCGTAAAGATATCGGCAAGCGTATAAGCCAGTCTTTTTAACTCTTTCTTCCCTGCCCAGAGCATACGGAACAGCTGATCGCGGATTGGCAGCAGAATGCCGGGCATCACAGTGTCAGGCTGGTAAACACTGTTCACGCTATCAATTCGCGTTAATACGTGGCGCTCAAAGGTATTAACCAGCCAGTGATCTGCCGCTTTGCGGTCTTTCGCGTCCAGTGCATCCAGCTTCGCGGCAAAGTGGCGGCGGATATACTGCGGAAGTGAAGCCAGACGGCGACGCAGCAGCTTGCTGCGCTCCGGCTTTTCGTCTTCCGCTACCAGTTCACTGAACGCAATATGCTTACGCGTGCCGTCCGGCGTGAGATAGTCGAAACCATCCAGCCCCGGAGCTACATCAACGCCAATAGGCTGGTATGGTTTGTTTCCCCCATAAGCGTAAGGGATAGCATTGTCAGTGCTACCCGGATACGGTGGAGGTGGAGAAGGGGCGCGACGGCCACGGGTTTCCGTGGTCATATTTGAACAACATCCCCTACTTTAACGGCTTTGGCTTCCTCTTCTGATTTCTTCAGAATTGTGGTTATTGACTCCCTTCCATAAGCTGTTACTTTCGCCTCAACCAACCAATACGGCACAATCTCGCCACGACTCACGCTTATGATTTCAACGATCCAGGCGTCTATAAGATTCATTAAAAAGCCTCCAGATCGTCAAACGTGCCCGCCGCAACCATCGCGTTGTAAGTCGCATCACCCATCACGGCGCCACAATCAGGGCAACCTCCGCCGTAACGCCCGCAGCAGTCGCAGACAGGCAGCACGCCGATCACTTCTTTGGCCTTCTGGCGGTTGTCTTTGTCGGTGCTGACGGAACGTTGCACGCTGATTTCGTGCATCTTGAAGGGCTGATAAATCGCGCGGGTGGCTTCGGTGTCGCTGTTTGAAATGACGACCTTCACGCCATGCTTACGGTTAACTTCCAGCAGTGCCTGGACTAACTGGCGGTGGTTATCTTCCGTGAATGGTTCGGTATGGTATTGGGTGAAGTCCGCTGTTTTGCTCTCAGGCAGGTAAGGCGGATCGCAGTAAACGAGAGCATCGCCACCCGTGACGACCTGTAGAGAACGCTGGAACGGCGCGCAAAGAAATATTGCCTTTGTATCGTTGGCCTTTTCGGCAAACAGGCGGATTTCATTTTCAGGAAAGTAGACGCTCTTATACTTGCCAAACGGCACGTTAAAGCCGGTCTTACGGCTGTAACGGCATAAGCCGTTATAACCGTGGCTGTTCAGATACAGGAATTGAGCAGCACGCATGATGCACGCCATTTCAGCGCCATAACGCAACCCACCGCTTTTAACCGTACCCACCTGCTTATTGAACGCGGCGCGGACTTCGTTGTATCCCTGCGGGCTGTTCTTACTGTTGAACAGTTCGCGGGCCGCATCGATCACTAAGTCCGGGTAACGGGTGACTTCCCGATACAGGTTAATAAGATCCGGGTTGATATCAGCCAGCACATAGCGGCGGTATTCAGTCGCCAGAAATACCGATGCGCCGCCTACGAACGGTTCGATCAGGCAGTCGGCTTTAGGAAGGTGCGGCAGCAGGTCAGGAAGGACACGGGTTTTACCCCCTGCCCATTTGATGAACGGGCGGATCATTTTACAGGACTCCGTAATGGGAAGCTGGAATAGAAGGGCGCTGCAACTCTTCAATGCAGTGCTGGCGCAGATTGCTTATAAAATTGGTGGTTACTGACCCACTAGCAGAAAGGGTTAACTCACCATCACGGCGGGTTTTAATGGTTAAGCCTTCATTTTCGATAGCAGGTAAAAGAACATGCAAAATGAAGCTATATTGATCACGTCTGGTCATAATCTCTTCCTCAAAAAAAGAATGAGTTGAACCGCCGCCACTTAATAAAAAGGCGGAGAAAACAGAGTTGATTTTTTAAAAACGAATTACTTAATTAGCTTTTTAAATAATTCAGCCAGTGTAAGCAGGAAGCCTTTATTTATTCTTTGGGTATAAATAAACGGTTTATTTTTACCTTTGATAAATTGAACCTTCGCCGGTTCGGGTTTAAAAAATCTTCCGTCCGGCGTTTCCAGCCAGCCGCGTGAGTTCTTGAAGTGCGTGACCTGGCACCCGTGCTTAAGCAGGCTTGCCAGTGATGGGCCTTCATCGTGCATTACTGCCCCCTTGCTTATACATCTGATCAACCGTGCGCATGGCTTCCGCTAAAGCAAAGTCACGCCCGTAATAATCGCCATTGCTGGAAATACGATAAGAGTGCTTAAACGTAAATGGATTACGCGGGCACTTTTGAATCGTGAAGCCACGATATAAATAAGAGTGGCGGCTTAATTGCACTAACTGGCTCATATCATCTTCCTGTGATAGCCACTTTAAGATCAGCAATTAAACGGTTTAATTGCTCGCGCCCTTCTTCGTTCAGTGCTTCAATGCCGTAATCGTAAGCAGCAAGAATAGATATTTCCTGCTCACGCGAATCAATGGCAACCGTTACTTTAGTGCCCGGCTTTATATATGTCGGCACATCATAGGTATTGTTATCAGAAAAAGGGTTGATAACTGCCGTGTAGCTTTTATTCAGTGGATTGAACATATCGCCCTCACATTCCCAGCTTAAGCAATTCACCATCAACATGGCGGGCCACGTCTTTGGTTATTTTCTTAATCAGCTTTTTATCCCTGATCATGAACTCGCCGCTATTGGTGCGAATCATGAAGCCCGTTTGCATATCTTTTAAATGGGTGTCCAGAATGTCGTTACATTCACGCACCCGGTTTTCGTGGTTGGCTGTTTTCTGGCTCATCGCGATAACCTCAAAGACCGATCCACAACAACCACGCGTCGCGCTGTTCTCTCGGACGGTTGTAATAGGCGTCACGCATTGCGCGGTTGAACTCAGGAATATAGATCCAGTTCTCAGCGCGGGCGCCCAGGCTTTCCGGGTTCTTCCACGGGATGATCGGCAACTTACCGTCTTCAATCATGCTCTTAACCGTGGCGGGCTTCTTACCGATTAACTCGGCAAATTTAGGGTATGGAACCGCGTCAACGGCGTGACGCACTTCAATGAACCCCTCTAACTCTTTCTCTGTCATGTGTCATAATCCCCATCGGCGCTAGGCGCTTATTTCGGCTTGTAACTGCTTATATTGGCGGTTGCTCATGGTAGAGATTACCACCCTTAAGGAGAATGTTATGGTAGAGATCCCTACCCCGTCAAGCGGCGTGGGTGAAAAAATCAGAGCTATCAGGGATGCGGAGGGGTTAACAAGGCAGCAATTCTTTGAATTAACTGGAATACCTGCTGGCACGCAGAAGTATTACGAGACAGGAAGAGTGGAGAGTATTGGTAGCGATATCTTGCTTAAGATCACTCAGCATTCACGTTTCGCAAAATACACGCTCTGGCTTATGACTGATAAGACCGCCCCTCAAGCTGGTCAAATCGCACCGGCCCTCGCACACATTGGGCCAGAGTCAACTGGATCAGACCGCTCCGAGAAACAAACTGGTTAACTGTTTATAAACATTACATTTTCACTATCTGTTATCAGGATGGGGAAATAAACGCCGGAGGGCTTTCTTATGTCGATTAAGAAGCTCGAAGGTGGTCAATATGAAGTGGACGTATGGCCGCGCGGACGTAACGGAAAACGTATCCGCAGGCGATTTGAGAAGAAACAAGAGGCAGTTCTTTTTGAGCGTTATGTATTAGCCAACGCCGACAAAAAAGAATGGCTGGGCGCGAGCGTTGACCGCCGCACCTTAAGCGAGTTGTTAGATACCTGGTGGCTGCTATATGGACAGACTCAGGAAAATGGCGAGATTGAAAAGCGGCACCTGAATAAAACAATCAGGGCGCTTGGTGATCCAGCCGTTAACCGACTGAACAAGCGAATGATTGCACAGCACCGAAGCCAACGGCTGGAAGACGGTATCAGCGCAGCAACGATCAACCGGGATATTTACCGTTTGTCCGGGATGTTCAGCACGTTGATAAAGCTGGAAGAGTTCAGAAAGGAAAACCCCTGTAAGGGTCTGGAACCACTGAAAGAAGCGCCGCCAGCTATGACTTATCTCGCCAAATCAGAGATCAGCAAATTGCTGGATACTCTGACCGGCGACGATCGACGTGTAGCACTGCTATGCCTCAGCACTGGCGCACGCTGGGGTGAAGGGAGCACGCTGCGAGGTGAGCAGGTTAATCACGGGCGTGTGACGTTCCTTAAGACCAAAAATGGGAAAAAGCGCACGGTGCCGATATCGGAAGAACTGGAGAAAGAGATCAAGACCAGCGACACCGGGCCACTGTTCAAAGTTGACTATGAAAACTTCTGCGAACGGCTCAGGCTGGTTAAGCCTGACTTACCACGCGGGCAGGCCACGCATGTGCTTAGACATACGTTCGCAAGCTGGTTCATGATGAACGGGGGGAACATTATTGCGTTACAGCAAATTCTGGGGCACGCCAGCATACAACAGACGATGGTTTATGCTCACCTTGCACCTGATTACCTGCAACACGCAGTAACGTTAAACCCTCTTGGCGGCGGGCTGATGGTGTGA